GGGCATATCGGGAGCCACGACGAACCGCCCCGGCCTCCTCCGCTGCCTCAAGACCTTGAAGGACGGCGACACGCTCATTGTCTGGAAGCTCGACCGCCTGGGCCGCAGCTTGCGCGACCTGATAGCCATGCTTGACGACCTTCGGGAGCGCGGCGTCAAATTCCGGTCCGTTACAGAGCAGATCGACACCGAGACGCCGACAGGCCGTGCCATGTGGCAGATGATCGGCGTACTGGCCGAGCTGGAGCGCAGCCTAATCAGTGAACGGACACGAGCCGGGGTGAAGGCGGCGCAGCACCGGGGAGTAAAATTCGGACGTAAGCCCAAACTATCCCGCGAACAGATCGGCCATGCACGTAAGCTGATTAGCGAAGGTGAAGCGCCGAAATCCGTTGCCGCTATTCTCCGCGTCAGCAAAGCCACCATCTACCGGGCCATGCCATGAGCACATTGAGACCTGTGGAAAAGACGGCCACGCAAAAATTATTGGCGCGGGTCCACCGTAAAGATTGGTGGCACGTTCCCCCTGCCGATCCGAAGGCGTACCAGCGGCGCGGCAAGTTCCTTGCTTCGACTTTTGCCGAGGCCGAGTTTTGGGGACGGCCCCTCGACACGCCCATTCATGTCAGCGTTAAAAATCCACTCATCGGCGATGAACCCACCATTGAGACCGAATTGCTTGGTGCTCCTGTGCCGTATCCGGGAGACGATCACCCGAAGTTGCTTGAGTGGCGATGGAACCTCGATGCAAAGCTGAAAAAGGCGGCGCTGGCAAAGGGGTACGATGCCCTTCTTCTCCTGAGTACGAGCGCCTACACCAAGTTTGCGGCGGAGGGAAAAATACCCATCTCCCTAGAGTTGAACCTGTTGCGTGAGGACTGTGAATTGTCCGGTACACGTGAACGATAATTGAGAAGCTGCCTAACGGCGAGAGAGGTACAAATGATGAAGGCAGCCGCTTCCAAAGAACCGGAGAGCTTACAGTTACACCCTTTTGAACGTCTGCGAGAATATGCCCGACCGCCCCTCAAATGGGCTGGCGGGAAGACGCAGCTTCTTTCTGAAATCACCGCGAAGATGCCGAAGAAATATGGCCGATTCATCGAGCCATTTTTCGGTGGGGGTGCGCTGTTTTTTTCCGTGCAACCATCTGACGGTGTAATTGCGGACAGCAATCCTGAGCTGATTAACCTATACAGGACTTTGGCCGATGACGTTCATGGAGTCATCGCGCACCTGGCTCAATATAAGAACACTGAGAGCGCTTTCTACCGAGTTCGCGCCCAGGACTGGACAGCCCTCGCGCCGACCGAGGCAGCCGCCCGCACCGTTTTCTTAAACCACACCTGTTTCAATGGGTTGTATCGAGTCAACCGGCGCGGGCAATTCAACGTACCCTTTGGCCGTTATAAGAACCCTAAGATTCTCGACGCGAGGGCGCTCGAAGCCGCGTCCTATCTGTTGCGCGGCTCCATCATTGAGTGTGGCGATTACAAAAGTGTGCTTCAAAAACACGCCCGCCCTGGCGATTTTGTGTTTCTCGATCCTCCATACCTGCCAATTTCCGAGTACGCCGATTTCAAACGCTACACCAAAGAGCAGTTTTACGAGGAAGATCACGTCGAACTGGCGGCAGAGATCGAGCGTTTGCACGAACTGGGCTGCTACACGGTCCTCACGAACTCAAATCACCCGCTGGTCTATGAGAAATATGCGAAGTACACCATTCAAGTCGTTCAAACAAAACGCTATATATCGTGCCAAGGTAGCAGACGCACGGGAGAAGATGCCATCGTTACCATCCCGCCGAAGCAGCGCTTTGATTTACGGATAGTGCCAGCGGCACTCCCACGGCAGGTTTTACAATACCCGCCGACGCGGTACATGGGATCGAAAAACAAGCTACTTTCCGAAATATGGGCCGTTGCTTCGCAGTTCAATTTTGAGACCGCGATTGACCTGTTTTCCGGCTCCGGTGTTGTGGGCTACATGCTCAAGGCTCACGGCAAAGCGGTTGTGTCTAATGACTACATGGCCATGTCAGCCGTATTCGGAAAGGCCATGATAGAGAACAACAGCGTGGTCCTTTCCCAAGAGGAAGCCGAGGCGCTGCTACAACCACACGGGCGCGTGGATCGCTTCGTACAAACGAAATTCAAGGGGCTCTATTTCACGGATGATGACAACCGTTTGATTGACGTTCTCCGAGCGAATATCAAGTTGCTCAGAAATCCAGAGAAACGAGCAATTGCAATGTCTGCACTCATGCGGGCTTGCCTCAAGAAACGACCACGCGGAATCTTCACATACGTTGGTCACCGCTACGACGATGGCCGTAAAGACCTGCTCATGTCATTCCGCGATCAGTTCCTTGAGGCTGTGAACCTCATCAACGGCGCGGTGTTTAACAACGGCCAGAAAAACCAATCCCGGCACGGCGACGCTATGACACTCCGGCCTCGCGAGAGCGGCCTCGTTTATATCGACCCGCCGTATTTTTCTCCGTATTCAGACAATGAATACGTTAGGCGCTACCACTTCCTTGAAGGGTTAGCACGCGACTGGGAGGGTGTCGAAATCCAAGAGCACACCACAACGAAAAAATTCAAATCGTACCCGACGCCCTTCTCTTCCAGGAAAGGAGCTGCGGACGCATTCGACCGCCTCTTTAAGCGTTTTCGTGACAGCGTCCTTGTTGTTTCCTATTCCTCAAACAGTCAGCCGACGCAAGATGAGATGCTGACACTCTTGGCCAGGTATAAGGCTCACGTCGAAGTCGTGCCGGTGAATTACAAATACTCTTTCGGCAACCAGGGCCACAAGGTCGGGAATAACAACAACGACGTGCAAGAATTTCTTTTTGTAGGGTTTTAGCTCATGCGTCCCTGGTATCTAGGAAACACGACCGTGCGCAGCCCCTTCCGTTTGCGGGAAGGGCTTGTTGCGTTGTCTACGTCTTCTATTCAAGGAAACCTCCGGGGACGTGACCAGGAGATAGCGCTACGAAATCTTTTAGGCGAGCATGGCATTGTCGAGCTTGGAGACGATGTCAGCTACAGCGTGGGCCGGAAGTGGCGTTCCGCGCTTAACAAGCTCGGGTTTCTGTACCCTGAGATTCCGGCCAACTCCGGCGTTGCCCAGGGCGACGTTGGCCCGGTGGATACCATTACGCCGAATGGCTGGCGGTTGATCCGCGCCGAGAGCGTACCTGCAATGCAGGAGTGTTTTCTTCGCGCCCTGGCCGCGTACTACATTCCGTCACCGCTTGAAGCGTATCCTTTCGCAAGGTTCTCGCCGCTCCGCCACACCCTTGCCGTCATGTTGGAGTTGGAGAGAGGCAACGGCGATAGCCGATTGAATTTCATCGAAATGGCCCTTGTCGTCCAGCTCAGCAGCAATGACGATGGAGTTGCCGAAGTTGCGAGGCGCGTTCTCGATATACGCCAGCGGCGCGACCAGGCGCAAAACAAGCGAGCATTCGACAATCAAGAACGTGACGTCGCCGCTGCGCTTCATCAATACGTAGCTGCCACGTTCAATGACTACGCCGACACCAACTTTCGCTATGTGAAGGCCACCGGCCTTGTGCAGAGCAAAGGGCGCGGGATAACTCTGGTGCCTGAAAAGCACGTCCTCATAGAGCGCTTTGTAGCTGATGCCACTGTCCCCGCTTCGGACCAGGCATACTTTGCCACGCTTGCGAATGGTGCGAGCCTTCCCACCGACAACAGGGACGAGGCGGTCATCGTCCTTTATGACCTCATCGACCAATTGCGGCGGCGCGGAATTGCGTTTGCTGTCGGCCAGCGGCCGCTTGCAACGCCGGCGGACATTGCAATCCTTCGGCACCAGGCCGAGGAGCTGCTGTCCGAGCGTAACGAGGAGGAATTTGCGGATCGTCAGGCGACCAAGTGGGAGGAGATCGCCGCATACATGGGCCTCATCAGCTCCCGCAGCCGGAAGAAAATACTTGTCGCAGGCGGAGAAGAAATCAGTGTCCCCCAAAGCGAAGCTCCGGCCTATTTCGAGTGGGTTCTATGGCGGGCCTTTCTTGCGATCAACAGCCTCACGAACAAGCCTTATGAAGCGCGGCGGTTCAAGATCGACCAGGACTTTTTGCCAATCGGCACCGCGCCGGGGAATGGTCCCGATCTAATTTTTGAATTTCAGAACTACGTTTTGGTTGTAGAAGTGACGCTCACAGACAATTCGCGGCAGGAAGCCGCCGAAGGCGAGCCGGTTCGCCGTCACGTTGCCGAGTTGCTTACAGATCACCGGACGCGGACAGGCAAGCCGGTGTACGGCCTTTTCATCGCAAATCGTATCGACTCGAACACCGCCGAAACGTTCAGAATCGGTGTTTGGTACGACCGGGAAGATGCGAAGATGCGGCTCGATATTCTGCCCTTTACACTTGAGCAGTTTAAGGCGCTTTTCGTCGCTCTGTTCCAGAACCAGCGTGTTGATGTTCAGACTGTCCGGGATCTGCTCGACCGTTGCAGCAACATCAGGCCACAGCATGAGGCCCCG